GTTCTTTTAACTCTTCTTTAGGTTCTGATATTTGTCTAACTATATCTCTAGCTTCAAGCCTTCTTCTCTCTTCATTTAATTTTCTCATTGCAGCAGCTTGAGCACTAGCAGTTTGGTCAATCATGTCTTGCTGTAATCCAGCAATAAAAACATTTTTCTTTCCTCCAGCTCCTAATAAAAGCTGTCCCATAGAAGATAATGTTGCTCTAAATTTATTCATACCCGTTAACTTTCCTTTTTCTGCTTCTTTCATTTGTAACTTGAACATTTCTTCAAGAATAAATTTTTGTGCTTCTAAACCACCTGCTGCTAAAACTATATCAACAACTTGATCTGCTCTTCTTTTGCCAATTTTCTTTTCAATAAAATCAATATTATTTAATACGTCAACTGTCTTTCTAAGATTTTTTAAAGTATTAAATGTAGCTTCATCACCAAAAGTTTTAATTAAATTAATTCTTGCAGCAGCACCAAAAGCCTCAAAAGAATTAGCAGCTTGCAATGCTTCTTGCTTAGTTAAACCTAATTCTTTTCCTAACTTTTTAATACTAGCAACAGAAAACTCTGACTCTCCTCCAGTAAGTCTTATTGATTTATTTAATTGATCTACTTGTTTTTGAAAATCTCTACCCTCTTGTATTCTTTGAGCTATTGCAGTTCCAGCAATAGATAATCCAAAGCCTAAGCCTGGACTCAAAGCACCACCTAACGCACCCCCGACACCACCAGCAATTGCAGCACCAGGACTCTGACCGAATAACAACGGAAAACCACCACCGATTAGACCACTTTGAGCAGCACCAGCAATTCTTCCTGATCTACCTCGATTATTGAAGAAAGCTCCTCCAGGTGCAAATTGTTGTTTTAATCTAAAACCTCTAGGTAATCTTGGACCTATAAAACCTTGAGCATTTCCAGATGTTGTTTGTAATTCTGATTTAGATACGGCAAGAGATTGTTGTTCTACTTTTAAAATATTTTGTCTTATTCTTAATTCTTTTTCTAGCAACTTATCTCTTTTTGCTTGATTTCTTCTAATTGATTTAGCAACTGGATCTTGAATACCTGGCCTATCTGGACCAATAAAACCTGCTGGCCTTCCAACTGTTTGATTAATAATTTTTCTTTTAAACTTTTGTTCTGCTGCTCTTATTTGGTCATCACTAAAACCTCTTGATTCAAGAGTTTGTGCAGAAATTCTTGATTGAGGAATTTGTGGCCTTAACAAATCTGCATCTTGACTAAAACCAAGAAAGTCTGAATCTCTTCTAGCTGCTTGACTACGTCCTATGTTTCTTAAAACATTACCTCTCATCGCATTTTGACGAGCAAATAATGTATTCATTTTTAATGCAGCTTGAGTTGTTATATTAATTTCTTGATTTAATTGTTTAAATCCTGCAACACCAATAGTGCTAGCTTCAAATGCTTTTTTACCTAAACTTGCAAATGCTCCTACCGCAGCACCTCCAGCCTTTAATGCTAACTCTTGAATTTTGTCTCCAAAAATCATATAAGCAACAGCTAATGCACCTGCTCCTAATGGATCTCCAGCAGCAAAAGCTCCTAATTTTGATAACGCTGCACTTAAAGCACTAACTTTTGTAGTTGCGATTGCAGTACTTTTACCAAACACAGGTAAGAAAGTTGAAGCAGTTCTTTTTAAGTTATTTAAATCATCAACTGCCTTATTAATACCTATTCCACCACCTAATATTCCCAATCCAAGAGTTCTACGACCTACTCCAGTTCCAAATGTTTGCCTTAATAATATATTAAAACCATTAACACTTTTACTAGCCTCATTAATTTTTTTACTTGTCATATCAACTTCTTTCGCTAAGTTATTAAATCCTTTACTCTCTATTCTCTGTAATGTCTTTTCTATATTAGTTAAACTACGAGTAATACGATCAGTTGCACGTTTTATCGCCTTATCATTGACATTAAATACTATATTTCTAGTATAATCAGCAGCCACTTAATTACTAAGACTTAATTTACTTTCTATCTTACCTTGTTCTTCGTCTTAAAGCATTAGTATGTTGTGCTTTTTCTTGTTCTTGTTTTCTTTCTTTTTCTGTAATAGAAAAATAAGCAGACCAACCTAACAATTCTTCCATAGTTAATTCATCTGCAAGTCTTTTAACAGTCATCTTTAGCTCTTTAGCCAAAGAGAACATAAAAAACATTAATTTATCAGCTTTTTAAATCGGCTTCTGCCTGTTCTCCCTCTTTATTTATACCAGCTTCCATCATTGCTAATTGTATCTCTTGCAAAATATTTGCTTCTACTTCTCTTCTAAGCGATGCCTTATCACCATCTTGAAAAAGTCTATTACCATCTTTATCTAATGCCTTTTGAATCATTAAGGCTAAAGCAAAATCATTTGCATTTTCATTACCTGATTTTTTTAATATTGATTCTCTTTCAGCAATAGTTAAAGGATGCCAGTAAATAGTAAGTATAATTTCATCATTTTTCTTTACATCATGCTTGTAAAGTTGTGAAACTCCAAACTTGTTTTTGAGAAGATCAACTGCTCTAGTCATATCAAAATTATATTATATTACTATATACTAGGCATTAGCAGAGAATTGACAAGATATAACTCCTAAGAAATGTGATTCTTCGTCAGAAATAATAGGTCCAGGTCCGATAATGTCAGTTACTCTAGGAGAGCAATTAAAAGTATCTGTATAATCAGAAGCATTAACAGAAATCAAACCATCTATAACACTTTCTGCTATAGAGGACAAAATAGATGTTCCTTTATTTCTTGGCACATAAATATTACATTGAACAAAACCAGAATAATAACTAGAGGCAGCACCTTGATTCTGTATTGTTGATTGCCCAAAGTTTATTGACATAACAATATATTTTTTTGTCTTTCCAGGAGTTGTAAAAACAACATTATCATATATAAGCAATACAGTGGGATCTACATCTACTACTGCATCTGTAACTGCTTTTTCAAAAGCTGCTCTGGTGTTTACTAAAGTCATTGTTTTAAGTAGCCAATTCTTGAACCTTGAGGTTCTGCACCAACTCTAATATCAGGACGTTGATCTGTAAAAAAATCATTTATTTTTTGATTTAAATTTTTACTAAAACTTCCAGTAGAACCTCCTTGTAAATAAGCATTAATTTTTGATTTAGGTGATAATAAAGCGTATGGAGCATATCTTACAGTGTTACCGATATATACAGTATTATTTCTTGTAAAGCTTGTAGGTACAGAATGTCTTGGTTCAATTAATGGTTTAAATCCTGGCTTTAATTTATTTTGGAATCCTTTTTTAGATTGCTTTTGAATTTTATTCCATCTTGGAAAATTTTTAATATCATCTTTTCTTGCAATATAATAATTACTTGCTTTCCAACTAGAAGCAAAAAAACCAGTTAAAACTGGACTTACACCACCAGAACCACTTTGAGTTCCAATATTACTTAAGTCATTTACAACTGATTTTATAAAACCATTTAAATTTGCATCTATTTCTTCATCTAAATCACGTTTAATAACATCAGCAAAATCTTTTGCTTTTAGCTCAGTAAAAGATGTACCTCTTGGTCCAAATCCACGTTTAGCACTTCTTCTAACCATTAAAATCTAACCTGCAAAGTAAATAAATATGTCTGCCCACCTTGCTTTGTATCAATATCAGTAATTTGAGCAACTCTTGTAGATCCAGCATAGGTTAATGTAACTTCATCTTCAAAAGTTGGCTGATTATCACCAATTAAATCTGGTGTAATATATAATTTTGCTCTTCTTATCTCTCTAGCATCATCTTCCTCTGCAACAATAAATTCAATAGGAACTTTGATACTAGAAAAAGTAGTATCAACAGTAATCTGTTCTCCTGTCTCTACATTATAACTTGCAGTACCTTTCTTTGTATAAGTAATCGTAGTATCTAAAGAATTACCTAAATCAGATACAACCTGTTTTGCTACCTTCTTTAATAATGAATCTAACTGTCCTGCCATTATCCTCTCACCACCCTCATTTGAAAACTACCTGCACCACCTAACATATACGCTCCAAGATAACTTTGTAACCACGGATAAACATCCATAATATTATTTATAGATCCTGTGCCCTGACTATCAGTATTATATTTCACCTGTATATCTCCTAACTTAACTTCACTAAAATTACCATCTTTACCAGTAGTACCAGTTATAGCTCCAGTATCATTTGCCAATGCTCTCGCTAATTCAAACTGTGCATATTTAATATTTTGAGGAATTGCAGAACAAGCAAGTTCCACTCCATCTACTTGATAATTATTTCTTGGAAACTTTAATGCCTGTCCAGAATCACATCTATCTCCATAAAAT